CCATCTCTGAATACAACTCATCATCTTCAAAAGATAAGTCATCAGGGTTATCTAACAACTTCTTAGGTACTAAACCATAGTAACGAAGTAGTAATACCTTATCTGATTGATAGTAAGTTAAGTCTTGATTAGGCTCTAGGTCAGTGTCTAAGGATGCTTCACCGATAGCAACCTTTTTATAAACACCATCTTCCATGCCTTTGATGACTGCATGTCTACCTACATACTCTTCGATAGCACAACCCATTGCATCATCAATGGTGGTTGCGTTAGGATCAACAAGGAAGTTACGTGGATTGATAGGTTTTAAGTCTACTGATACTCTATAGTTCGTGTTAACACCAATCATAGCCAATCCAGGCTGTGCTGTAGGCTGTGTTGCTGGTGTTAGACTCTTCTTTTGTTTGACAATGATCTCACCAATACCAGTACCGTAGATCTCTGCTAAGGTCATGATCTGACCAATATTCTTACGTACTTTATCTTTCTTGAAATCTTCGGACAACAAAGACTTCATCTTCTCAACATCAGTCTTATCCTGATCACTGATGTCATCGCTGATGTCAAAGAATACACCTTTAGCGAACACAGCTTCTTCAAGATCAGCTTGTTTGTTATCTACTGCTTGCTGTAGGGCAGGGCTAATAAGCCTTGAACGCTCAGAATCCCTTGTTTTATCCTCATCAGCATAAAGACCTCGCCAGAGACGCTCATACTCATCCCAACGATCCATGTAGTTCTCATCCCTGTAGTTACGCCAATCGTTACAGCGATCCATGACGAAGGCTACTAAGGCATTCTGAGGTGTGATTTCAGATTCAAATTTCATTGTCACCAACCTATTGTTGTGTCTAGGACTTCGTACTCTTCTTCATTCAAGTTCTGATTCCAATCTGCTACCTGTATTTGATCAATGTAACTAACAGCATCTATTAAGTCATCATGAGTCTTGCTATCAGGAAACTGCATCAGTTGGTCTATAAACTTGTTATTCCAATCAGCTTCTTTCAGTACAATCCTACCGTGTTCAAATCGTCCTTGTAGTGACCAAACAATCCTATCTGTCTTCTTCTTATTACCGTGTGTTAACTCTTCAATACGAGGATAATAGTTCAATCTCCTCATCAGATCATTCATGTAAGGCATTACTGCATTCTTCAGTGCACCTTTTTCAATCCCTACAGCATTGACTCGGTAGTCCTTAGCAGCCTTTAATATCCTCACTGCTGTTTCTCGGACATCCCATCTACCATACTGTATATCAGCAACCCACCAGCCTTTAGTGTTAACCTTAACAATGGCTATCGCTGTTTCATCCAACTTAGAGTTTTTCGTCTTGTTCGCTTGAGATGAATCCGTAAAACCACAAAGATCCACCGCAATGAAGTAGTTACCATCTTCAGGTTCTTCGTCAGTAATTTTAATCCATTCATCTTTGAAGATCTCCGACTGTGCAGCCTCAAACGATGCCATAAACTCTTGTCTGAAAGCAAAGCTAGACATTGATCCTCTAGCAGCTTCAATCTCTTCAGGGTCTAACAATGGATTATCAAAGCTAGTGAAGTGCCATGCCTTGTAATGTTGATCCTTACCACTATCACCTAGTTTATACAGTTCATAGAAATGATTTCTACCCATTGGTGTACCAATAAACATTGCTCTACCCTTCTGATCCGCTAATGCAGGCCTAAGGATTTGTTCGAACACCTGTGGTTTCATGTCTGCATACTCATCCATCACTAAGTATTTAAGACTAACACCACGCATTGTCTCTGGTCTATCAGCACCCTTTAGCGATATCATTGCTCCATTCACCAACGTAATCTGCATGTTGTTAACATGACTACCTTTGATGACTGGATGTCCTAGCTCTAACAGCGTAGTCCACATAATATCTCTAGCTTGTCCCTGCGTTGGTGCTACATACCAGACATGACCTTTATCAGTCTGTAGAGCCTCTATGATCAGTGTCCAAGCTGCTAACCTTGACTTACCTGTACGTCTACCAGCAGCGATGATCTTAAACCTTACAGGGTCTTTAAAGACCTCTTGCTGCCACGGTAGTAACTTAACTTGTAGATCCATCGTCTTCTTCTTCGTAGTCTATCAAGGTAGTTTCTACTTCAACAGGTTCATGTTCAATCATCTCTACTGGATTATCATTCACTCCAGTGATGTTAATGGTAATGGCTCTAGAGCCTCCACCAGCACCTTTATCCTCAAAGTAACTTACTGGTAACATCCTATCAACACACAACTTCAGCGCTGCCATCTGATCTTTATCCTCATCATTAAGAGCCTTATGCACTATCTTTCTGATGATAGCCTGTGAGTGTGTCAGCAACAGTGAAGCTGTTAGTTCTTTAATCCTTGCTGCTTCACCAGGAGGTCTACCTCTTTTAGGTCTCTTAATGTACTTCTGTACTTCTTCCTTCTTAGGTCTTCCTCTTTTTCTTTTTTTGACAGGCACTTTCTTTTCTTCATTGACTGCCACGACATCCTGGCTGACCGATGAAGGTAGCGAACAAAGATCAGATATAACTTCAGTTTTAATTTCGGACATCACTACCTCTATATAGTTTCTCTGCCGGAAGGCAGGACTGTAAGGTGTATATAATTTTATGTATCTACAATGTAGTGTATGACGATAAGTTATATGTCTACTATTATTTAGTTTTTATACGATGTTTTGTTCATAGCCTACATAGAAGGACTTATTGTAGCATACAAAGGATATTGTTGTAAAGTGTCTTGACTACTACTGTAGGGTTATTGTCAGCGCATACTGTGTTTGAATCAGTGCAGATTCAGTGCAGACTACATATCAATCAAGGCTTTAGCGGGACTCCATTAACATGGTGTCATAGGCTCCGCAGAGGCTTTATAGATAACCTATTGATTCTTAAGAGATTTCTTAATAGTAATGGATTATCATTAGCATTGTCTATTTTGCTCTTTTTTGAGGCTAGGTAGCACCACAACAATCTACTACACAACTCTACCCCTCCCCCTATGCCGTATACTGTATACAGAATACAATAGAGATTGTCGCTAGGTACAATAGAGATTGTCGCTAGGATGACAATTCAATATACAAAGTCATAGATTGTCACTACGACGACAATACATTATATGAAATCATAGATTGTCGTTAGGATGACAATTGAGTCTGTGCAGACTGTGCAGGCACAAAAGTGTATCGATGGAGCACCACATAGGGATACTTTATTGACCACATAGATACACCTTATCATTGTCTAAGACTGTGCAGACTGTGCAGATGTTCCACGTGAAACTGTTGTATTCGAACAACACTACCGTTCATTCTGGGTTATTGTCCGTTCATCGGATAGGCCTCAAAGTACCTTGACAAGTCAAAATTACCTAGTTAGTATGAACACATCGACAAAGCAATTCCGCTAAGTCAACTACGGAGAAACAATCATGAACAAAGCAACTTACAACGGCTGGACTAATTACGCTACCTGGAGAATCAATCTGGAGATCTTTGACGGTATGACAGCACGTGATCTTACTGGAAGATCCTTACCTTGCATGTCAGAATTGAGGACTGCCTGTCAGGAATATGCTGAAGAATTAATTGAGGCAACATCAAACGAAGGTCTTGCGCGTGATTATGCTTTAGCGTTTTTGTCTGATGTTGACTGGTGGGCTATTGCTGATCAGTTAGTCATTGCTGATACTGACGACGAAGGCGAAGAAGAATCGGAAGAGGAAGAGCAAGTATGAAAATCGTAGGCTACCTGGTAACGTACTACTTAAGCTTGGAGGGTGGCTTAGAACATTTGGATAGGTTTGATACATTAGATGAAGCTGAAGACTTCGTTGATCGTTTAGAACCTGAAGAGTATTGGATTAACCCTATTGTAGACTTATCTGGAGAGTAGACATGCAATCTAATGACCTTGTGTTGTATCTTGGTGGTAGTGCTTTTGGTGTATTGTTCGCCTTCATGCTCTTTGTAGGACTAACCCTATGATTAAGACTTATTTCAATGGTAAGCCATGCGAAGTGTTGAAGCATGGTGTTGATGGTGAGGTTTTGATACGTCATGCATCACCTGATCCGCTATGGCCGTTTCCATCCTACACCTGGGTTAAAGCTAAGCTAGTCACTAAGACTAAAGTATCAAAGCGATTAGAGGCTCTACAAGGCATTGAAGATGCTCCAATGTAGGTAGGTGTCACCTTAGCCTAGATCGTCGCTTCTAGGCCTGTTTTAATCGATTCTAGAGGGTATTCTATGACTAAAGAACTGTTAGATGAGTTACTGTACTTAGTTGAACTTCAAATCAAGGCTAACATTGCCTTGGCACTAGGTCACTATTCCGATGTTGCATCAAAGGAAGCTGAAGCTGAAATGATCCAGTATCATAAGGTTGTTTCACTGATTAACGCTATGACTGATGATCTTAAATAGAAAGGTAGGGACGGAAGATTAGATGTTTATCATGCAATGAAGCCTTAAGTGACTATGAAGCCTCTAGGCGTAGTGTTCGAACACACCAGTATATTGACTTATGCAATGGATGTTTCAAGTATGTCCGTGATGAGATTGCTGCTGTTGGTAATGTACGATTGATTAATGAAGGAGATGATGACATTGTAAGCAAACGTAACATTGATGAAGAATGACTTGACAACTTTGGTTTTCTCTGATACCCTAAATCTATATAGGCTATGTAGGCTACTTAGGCTATGTACTAAGTATATACTATGTACTTATATTTAATATATACTTAGTACTTAGTCTAAATAGCCTATGTACAGTAGGGCTTAACATAAGGATTGTTCGAAATGTACCCTGATGATGAATTTTTACCTGATGAAGCGTTCGATGAGATCACTAAAGGTGAGTACGAAGACATGATGGAAGATCACAACATCAATGACGTGTTAAATCGTTTTGTTCGCTTATGTCAAGAGTATGGTTTTTACTTCATGATGCGTCAGTTAACTAAGGCTTTGAACGCT